AAATGATAAAACAGGAGCTGTAATTGCTACTTCTGTTGCTTTTCAATCTAAAGTATTAACTCCTATTACAAAAGAAGAGTTTGATTTAGCAGCTGGTTTTACTAATCCTACTTTTGATATGAATGTTGATTCAAAAGAAGAAGTAATGGAAACTATTTCTAAACAATCTTTTAATGATAGTGTTGTTTATATAAAAAATTGTACTTTAACTGATGATGAAATTACAATAGCAACAAATAATGGTTGGACAGTAATAACCGATTAAAGGAGGATATTATGGAAGATACAACTGTATTATATTTTTATAATGGTAAATACTACACTCTAAGACGTGAGGTAAAGAGCGGGCATCAGTATTTTATCACTTTAATCGAGGTAGAAGAAGATGGCAATGACAACTGATGAATTTAGTATCTACATTGAGGGACTTGAAAAGTTAGCTCAAGACCAAGCGCAAAAGGTTGTAAATGAAGCTGCGGCTAAGTGTGATGCCGCAGCTAAGCAAGTCTGTCCCGTAGATACTGGTAATCTTAGAAGTAGTATTCATATAGAAACTGGGGATTTAGAAGCAACAGTAGGAACTAATGTTGAATATGCCCCATATGTAGAATATGGTACTTATAAAATGAAGGCTCAGCCTTTTATGAGTGTAGGTGCGGAAGCCGCGATTGAGGCATTGCCGCAGATTCTAAAAAATGCAAAAATAGTTTAAGGAGGTTAATATGGAGCAGGAAATTAAAGAGATTGTTTATTCTGTACTGGGTTCTGTTATTCCTCTTGTAGACAATCCACCGCAGACTCCAAAGCACACATATGTTTTATATCGTATTAGTAATGGTTCTGCTAGTAACTATAAATGTGGTGCTAAACAGTGTACCACTTACCTTACTTTTGATATTTTTTCTGTATACAATGGGGAAAAAGAAGTCCTTGAACTCAAAGAAAAAATAGATGAAGCACTAAATAATTTATATACGTTGGACAAAACGAGTTATTTTACATTAAGTGCTTTTAATATTATAAATGAAGAAAGTCCAGTAAAGAAACATGGTATTCTTACTTATAGAATACTCTCAACTATAGTTTAAAAATATAAGATGGAGGTAAACTCATGAGCGATACAAACGCAAAAAGAGGTTTAGATATTATCATCTCTATTGGTGACAATGTATTAGGTGGACAACGTGGTGCTACCTTAAATAGAAGTTCTGAAACTATTGATATTACAAATAAGGTTTCAGGTGGTTGGACAGAGAAAATAGCATCTGTTAAAGACTGGTCTGTAGATTGCGATGGTATTTTCGTAGTTGATGACGAAGCTCTTGATGCTATTGAAACTGCTTTCCTTAGCTCAACAGTAGTAGATGTTAAGATTGCTGATGCAAACTGGGGCTACAAAGGTAAAGCTATCATCACTGACTTCCCTATCGAAGCTGCATATGATGATGCTGCTACATATTCTCTTACTCTTGAAGGAACTGGAGCATTAGAGAAGGTTGTTAGCGAAACAGTTATTCCAAGTACACAAGAATAATTTAAAGTAAAGGAGATTAAGTTAAATGAAGGGTGTAGATATTAAGGCTGATAGAAACAGAACATTAAGATATTCAATCAATGCTATGATTGAATTTAAGAGAGAAAGAAAAGTATCCATTTCCGCAGCATTGCAAACTTTCGCGGTTGATGTAGATTTTGAATTACTCAGATACATCTTCTGGTTAGGTTTAAAGTGGGAAGACCAAGAGTTAACCCAAGAGTCTGCGGGAGAAGTAATGGATGCCGCAATCGAAGAAATGGGTTTTGAAGCTCTTGTTAATGCTATTGTGGAAGCTATTTCAAAAGCAATAGGAAATGAGCCACAAGACCATAACCCAAAAAACTCGGTCAGCCATTAACATTTGAAGAGCAGGTGGAGGTGCTATATCAACAGGCTGTAGGAGTCTTAGGTATAGCACCTCCTATTTTTTTTGATATGACTCCGCATGAAGTGTCTCTTGCATACGATGGTTATGTAATGAAGATGGAGACATTTGGAAATGTTATGTTAATGGCAGTTAGACAAACAAATGCTAAAAAAGCAAAAGCAATAAAATTAAGACAACAAACAGAAGGTAAAAGCGATGCCACTGTGAAACAATCAACGCTCAGTGCTCGCGAATCCACATTTGCAGCTCTGGGTATCAAATAAAACTTATGAGGTGTAAATATGGCTACAACACAAGAATTATTAGTAAAAATTAACGGTGATGCCTCTGGATTTACAAAAGCAGCCTCTTCAGTTAAGAGTAAGACCACTGAATTAGGAACAGCGATAAGCGGAATTGGAGATAAGATTTCTTCAGTAGGTAAAGGTGTAACTGCCGCGTTTACAACACCTATTGTTGCTGCGGCTACTAAGGCTTGTTCTGCGTTCGGTAACTTTGAACAAACAATGATTTCAATTCAATCTGTTTCTGGTGCAACAGATGAAGAAATCACAACATTAAAGAATGGATTGAAAAAATTTGCCGCAGCTTCCACATCAACATCTGCGGAAGTTGGTTCAGCAGCTGAAGCCATTGTAAGAATGGGTTATTCTACAGCCGATACTCTTGACATGGTTAATCCTATTATCCAGTTAACTTCTGGTGAAGTAGGAACATTAAGTACTGTTACATCAGGTGTAGCTGGTGTTATGAAATCTTTTGGGGCAAAATCTAGTGAAACAGCAAAATATTGCGACGTTTTAGCAAACGCTTGTAATAATTCTGCTCTTGATATAGATAGCTTATCTAGTTCACTTTCCGTTGCAGCACCTACCGCAGCAGCCTGTGGTTGGAGCATTGAAGACTTAGTAACTTCTATCGGTACAATGACAAACGCTGGTGTAGACGCAAGCGTAGCATCAAATGGATTAAAGACTGGTTTACTTAGATTAGCAAGTCCTACGTCAGATGCTTCCAAATTGATGGATGAATTGGGTATCAATATATTTGATTCCAATGGAAAAATGAAAAGTGCCGTTGAAGTTCAAAAGACTTTACATGACTCTTTTGCAAATTTAACGGAACAACAGAAAGCAGAAGCCGCAGCTACCTTATTCGGTAAAAACCAAGCATCTACTTGGTTAGCTTTAATTGAAGCTGCTCCAGATGAGGTCGATGCACTTCGTGATTCATTAGACGCAGAAGGCACTACTCAAGAGATGGCAGCCGCGCAAATGAGTGGTTGGAATGGTTCTATTGAGCAGTTAAAATCTAGCTTAGATGTATTAATGGTTTCTCTTGGAGAAATCATTACATCTTATTTAACTCCTCTTGTTGCAAAGATTCAAGAGGTAGTAGATTACTTCAACAACATGAGTGACGCTGAAAAAGACCAAGTTGTAAAAATTGCTGCGGTCGTCGCGGCAATCGGTCCAATGCTTGTCGTTTTTGGTAAGGTTACTTCTACTGTTGGTAAAGTTGTCACAGCACTTGGAAAAATAGCCCCCGTAGCTTCAACTGTATCAGAAGCTGGAGCAACAGTCGCAGAAGGAGCAGCTGCAGCATCAGGAGGATTAAGTGGTATAGTATCTGCCGCAGCCCCAATAGCCGCAGTTATTGCAGTAGTAGTTGCCGCAGTATATTCATTAACTACTTCTTTTGGTGGAATCCAAGGTGTTATTGATAGGGTAAAACAATCTTTTGATACAATTAAAGGTGCAATAGAAAAAGTTGCTGAAAAAATAAATTTCGGTGATAAAGTAGATAATCTGAAAGAAAAATTTAGTGGTTTAACTTCAGCTCTTGGTAATATGAAATCTTTTTGGGAGATTTTATTTACAATCTTTGAAAAGGTTGCGTCAGTAGTTGGAGGAACTTTAGTTGCTGCTTTTGGTCTTATTGTAGACGCGGTTTCCGCAGTCGTTGAAATCATTACTGGTCTTATTGAGATTATAAGTGGTTTAGCAGATATTATCGTTGGTGTATTCACTGGTGATATGAGCAAAGCCGCGGAAGGATTTAATAAGATTTGGACTGGTGTTAAAGATACATTCAGTGGAGTGATTGATGCAATTAAGGCTGTAGTAGGTGGATTTGTTGATGCTATTGTAGGTTTCTTCTCTAGCTTAAAATATGCGTTAATCGGTGACCCTATTGTTACTGATATGTGTGATGGTATTTCAAATCTATTTTCTGCATTAGTAACTGCTGTTGTAAACTTTGTATCAGGATTAGTACAAAGCGTTATAACATTCTTCACAAACTTAAAAAATAATGCTGTAACAATCTTTACCGCAGTTAAAGATAAAGTAGTTGAAATAGTTACTGCTCTTAAAGATGGTGCTATTGCATTAGTTACTACTTTAAAGGATAAAGCAGTTGAGTTATTCACTAATCTGAAAGATAAAGCAGTCACAGTTGTAACTGCATTAAAGGATAAAGCTGTTGAACTCTTTACAACAGCAAAGGATAAAGTAGTTACAGTTGTAACTACATTGAAAGATAAAGCTGTTGAATTATTCACAACGCTTAAAGATAAAGTCGTTACATTGGTAACTAGTCTTAAAGATAAAGCAGTTGAATTATTCACAACAGCAAAGGATAAGGTCGTTAGCTTAGTAACCACTCTTAAAGATAAAATTACTACATTATTTACTAACATTAAAGACAAAGTTACTACAACAGTAACTAGTCTTAAAGATAAAGCAGTTGAGTTATTCAATACTCTAAAAACAAAAGTAACAGATACAGTCAATAATCTGAAAACCGCAATTACTGATAAATTTACTAGTATCAAAGATACTATTAAGGATAAAGTGACTGCCGCGAAGGATGCTGCAAAAGAGCAATTTGAGAATATGAAGTCTGCGATTGCTGATAAACTTTCCGCAGTTAAAACAAAAGTATCTGATTCATGTTCTGCTATTGTAAGTAAGTTTAAGAGCATTAACCTCTTAGATATTGGTAAAAATGTAATTAACGGTTTCTTAAATGGACTTAAGAGCGCTTTTGAAAGCGTTAAGAGTTGGGTATCTGAGAAGTGTACTTGGATTGTTGATAAATTCAAAGATGCTTTAAAGATTGGTTCTCCTTCTAAAGTGTTTGCGGAAATCGGTAAATATGTTGACCAAGGTCTTGTAATCGGTCTTGAGTCTGGTGAACCAGATATTTCAAGTCAGGTTGGAGGAATGGCTAAAGGCTTAATGAACGGATTCACATCAGGACTTAAAGCTACTAACGGTTCTACTATGAACACTGGTGATAATAAGTCTACAACAATTAACTTAAATGGTTCTTATATGTTCGAAGACAGAGAAAGCATGGATTACTTCATGAACAGACTTGGTCTTGTACTTCAAAGAGCCTAGTTAAAGAAAGGACAACGAATATGTTAATAAATGGTATTAGTATAGATAAATATGACGCAGAAATGCTTGATAGAACTATTACCCCTAACGAAGTTGTCACTGTCAATGATTGGTTGGAGGGAGCTTCCTCTCCAACCTTTATCAGACAGCAAGATAGCTTTAAAACTATTACAGTAGTGCTAAAAGTAGATGCGGGTGATGAAGAGACTGCGCAAATGGATATAAGTAATTTAGTAAGAATCTCAAAAGGTCAAGTAAATATTAAATTTGATGAAGACATTTCCGCTCTTACCTATCCTTCTGTTTTAACTGGAAGTGCGGTTGAGCGTTTAAAGCCAGGTGTTCATCAATTAACTCTGACCTATCAATCTGGTTATGCAATAGGAAAAGAAGTAGCGTTTACCGCTCCAACTGATACTAGTGCTTTTGTAATCAACAACAAAGGAACTGCGGAGACTCCGGTTCAAGTGGAAATAGCGACGTCCACCGCAGCTATCAATAAGATTACTTTTACTTTTGTCGATGGAGAATTTGCTTTAACTGATTTAGAGGCTAACCAAATTTATGTAATTGATTCAGAAGAAGGTTCAATTATAAATAAGAGTACGGGAGAGAGTGTTGCTGATAAATTTGAAGGCTTCTATCTTCCAAAGTTACAAGCAGGTATCAATCCTATTGATAGAGATTGGTATGTAGGTTATACATTAACTATTAGATATAAACCTAGATATATTTAAAAAAGGAGGTTCTTATGTCTATATTTTTCAGAGTTTATAGTAAAGATGCAATATTTACTAATGATGAAGCTAATAATTATTTAGTAGATATGATTCAATCTGATGTAAAGGATGTTTATGTTGACGAAACATTAGAAAAAGGCTATAAAACCTTATCGTTTAATATTAAAGCCACAAGAGCAGATAAACTTGAAGAAGAAGGATATATTGAAACAAAGGATTACCGCTATGTTATAAAGGAAATCAATAAAGAGAATAATGATTACTATTCTGTCTATTGTAATCCTGATATAGATAGATTACAGAAAAATCCTCTGTTAGATTTTGCTTCTCTTGAGCAAACTGCTTTTAACACTATTACTTTAGCTGCTATTGGGTGCGGATGGAATATTAAAGACAATAGCACAAGTAAAAAGAAAAGAACAATTAGAGTTGCAAATGGAACTACCTATGATGTAATTGAAGATTGTAGAACGGTTTTTGACCTTGAAATAGAGTATGATACTCTTAATAAGGAAATTATATTGTGGGATGCGCGTGGAGAAGATAAAGGCTTCTTCGTAACTAATGAACATGATATGAGTAGTTTTACTTTGCAATCATCAACTTATGATTATTATACTATTATTACTCCATATGGAAAAGATGGTTTAACAATAGAAGAAGTAAATGATGGAGAGAAATCACTTTATAATCACAGCTATTCAAATAAAGATTTAGAATACATTTGGATAGACCAGCGTTATACAATAGCAGAAAATCTAAAAGAAGATGCTGAGGCTAAGTTAGCGGAAATGGCTGTTCCGAAGCGCACATATTCTTGTAAGATGTCTGCATTAGAGAAGAGTGGTTTAGCACTTGGAGATACCATCATTTTCTTAGACACTGTAAAGAAAATCAAAGAAAAACAAAGAATTACTGAAATAAAATGGACTCCGCTTAAACCAGAAGATACTTCAATTACGATTTCTAATACTACTGTTTCTTTTACAGACCAACAGGCAAAATTAGAAAAAGCGGCAACCATTTTAGAGAATAACACAGATGATGCGGGAGAAATTATAGCGACAGTTGAAATAGACCCAGATTCATTGCCGGAGAATGCTGAGTTTACAGAGCTTTCCGCGGACACCGCGACCTTTATAAATGAATCTGTTTCTGCTCTTGAAGCAACTCAAGCTGTAGTTGGTGACTTAACCGCAACAGAAGCTGAAATTGGTTCAGCGCATATTACAAAAGCAGTAATTGATAACTTTGATTTAGGTAATGCAATCTTAGATAAATTAACCGCAACTACTATTGAAACTGATGATATTACTTTTAAAACTGCGACGGGAGGAACTCTCCAAGTAGATAGTATCGTCAATGTTGGTCAATATACTGGTACATTAACTGCGGATAATTTCAATGCTGGTGTTATTACTTCTGATAAACTTACTATTGAAGATGGTTTCATTACAAATGCAATGATTCAAGATGCAACAATTACCGCAGCGAAGATTCTTAATATAGATGCGGCAACCATTACCGCGGGAACCATTGATACTAATAGACTTTTGATTACTGATGAATATGGTAATTCAGTGGTATTTAGTATCAACTCTGCTAATAGCACTCCACAACTTTCTCATACTACTATTGATGGAGGAGCTTTAACAGATAGAACAATTACCGCAAATAAATTGATTGCCAATAGCATTACTGCAAATGAAATTGCAACTAATACAATTACTGGTGATAACATTGCGGGTAACACAATTACCGCAGACAATATTCAATCTGGAGCAATTACCGCGGATAAGATTGCCGCAGGTTCTCTTTCTGTTGGTAGTATGTCAGATGAAATGAAAACCTTTATTGAAAATGCTAATAAAGGTTATGTAGATGAACAGTTAGATTCATTAAAGCAAGAGCAAGCGCAATATATGGGCTTTAGTGAAAGCACTGGTTTAATAATAGGTTCACAAACCTCTGGTATGCAAACTCAGTATACTGGAGATAAGATAAGTTTCCTTGATAATGGCAATGAGGTAGCATCAATCTCAAATGAGCAATTAGATATTGATAAAGCTACTGTTAAGACTTCTCTATTGATTGGTCATTATCGTTTCTTACCTCGTGTAAGCGGAAACCTTAGTTTAATATGGGAGGAATAATAAATTATGCCAAGTACATCAACTATTTACACTCTGCCTAGCACTATTCCTTTAACAGAAGGAACAGGTCAGGCAGAAACTTATAGATTAGAATCTTATACAACCATGAAGATTGCAGATAGTAGTGTATTCACTACATCACAAAACGGAGACCAACTTACTTTAAAATGGTTTTCACAAAGTACTAGTTTAATATATAAAATAAGAATATCAGTTCCCGCATATCTTTATCTTGGTTATACTGATTATCGCACTATTCATTGGAAGTTATATGTAGATGGCTCTTTTCAAGATGAGGGAGAGGCTAAAGCAGCAGGAACTAGAGAGAGCTGGTTTTATATTGAAGACCCTTATATTAACTGGTCAAGAACAGTAGATATAAATACCATTTTATCTAGTAGCGATAGAACTTTGCCAATAGAATTAGAAATTTACGATGCGGATACCGACGCGGATACCACTGAGTATTTAGCAACATACTCCGCAAACATTACTTTTCCTGTTGTATTTGTTGATTTAAATTTCATTGATATTGATGCTTCTGAATCTTTAGTTACTCTTGGACAAGGAGAAGGCTCTGATAATAAGCAAACAGTTACTTTAACTCACCCTTCTATGTATGATATTAACGCATCTTTAAGATATAAGAGTAGCGGAACTACAATAGAAGGTACAATCCCTAGAACATCAGTTTCAAATAATACAACCAAAAGGTCAGTAACATTGTATCACGATGAAAAAGAAGAGTTATATATGAATAATGAAGTTGATGCTATTCAATGCGCGGTTTCATTAGTTGGAGACCTTGACCCTGATTATAGTTATTATATGTTAAGCAATCGTACAGTATATAGAGATATTTATTCTGTGCAAGTTGACCCAGAATATCTTCCTCAAGAGCTAACGATTGTAAGTAATGAGATGCGCCACGAATCTGGGCACGTGTATGCGGGAGAATGGGGTTATATTCAGAATGTTAGTTATAACCTTTCAAGTTTAGAGTTCTTAATTCCCGCGACTAGAACTGGTGATATTTATCTCAAACTGTATGAAAATGATACTATCGCGGGAACCGCAACAATCAGCAGTAGTACAGTACAAAGTTTTGATTTAACTGATGATGGATATTTTAGAAAAGCCAATACTTCTATTCAGTTTAAATTAACCAATAGTGGAGATAGAACTTTTAGATTTGATATTACAGATTTAGGCAACATTGCTAGAAAAGGTACAACTATCAATACTTCAATGGACATTACTGTTGTTCCTTATTCTACTCCTGTTATCAAGTCTTTTGAAGTTTATAGAGCAACAAGAGATGGAAGTGCAGGAAATGTTGAAGAACAAGTGGATAGTACTAATATAGCATTTACCGCGGTTTGGGAAATTGCAAGTATCAATAATCATAATACAACAAAAGTAAGACAAATAGAATGTAAACAAGGTACAACATCAGATGATATTGTTCATACAATTTCATCAAGCTATATAAATAATGGCACTCAAACTTATTATACTTCATATACATTCTCTGGGGAATATACTTATCCAATGACATTGACTATTACTGATGCTCTTGATTATACTGCGGCTTACACGGTTAATCTTCCTCCTGCCTCAGTTTTCCTTGATTTTAAGGCTGGTGGAAAAGGAATGGGTATTGGTAAGGTTGCGGAATACGAAGAATTAGGAGTTCAATTTCCAACTACATTTTATGATAAAGTAACTTATAAAGGAGATATTGATGCAAGCGATAACGCGGTTTCCGCAAAAACTGTGAGTTCTACAACAGAAACAACTAAAACATTAACAGCAACTTCCGCGTCTATTACTAGTGGTACTGTTGGTGGGGCAACTTTCAATAGTGATAAATCAGAATCTCATACTGGGACAGAAACTCACAGCGGGGCAACCACATTTAAAGGTGATGTAACATTTACAGGTTCAGTTAGCGGACTTCCAAGCTCTGCTTGTGCCGTTGTTGACACTGGTTATAAGATACTGGGTAGTTACTACTATGTATATTATAAAGTATATGATATTGGAATGAGCGATGCTTATTTAATGGATATGTTTGCGTATTATAAAAATACTCTCTCAGGTTCTGAAACAGAGTCTTTTAATTTAAAAGGACCTCTTGCTTATTCTAATTGGTCGGCTTATGGTGATTCTTCATCATACCCACCTATTATAAATGTAGATGGTTGGTATGGGGGTAGTAGTTCACCTATGACTACGACTAGCACAGTAGCCTTGACTGCCCTTGATCCTGTTAATTATTTAGTGAGTGTTAAAAATACAACAACCAAAAGCGCAACTTATGCATTATGTATGCACATGGGTTGTCTTGTATCAAAATAAATAATATAAAAGTAGCAAAAATTTTTTTGCAAACTCAGGACAAAGTTATATATTTTATTAGAAGCAAAATTTATATACTAGTGAAGAGATAAAGATTTGACATTTCTAAAAATTTTTGATATAATATACATATAGAGAAATGATTAAACTATTTCTATTTAATGCTATTTTAGCATTATAATTACGCAATACGGATTTACGTAAGTAAGCCAAATTTCCACTGGGGACAATGCCACGTCCCCAGTACCTCCGCAGAGAAAAGCAATATGCTTTTTAATATAAATTTCACAGTAACTCATACATTATAGTTTTGACTCCTTTTGAAGCGGGATGACTGCTATCCTTTCCAGCGGTTGTCCCGTTATCTTTAAGGAAGTCACTTGACAAATGTCAAACCGCAGAAAGGAGTCCATTATGGATTGGGAAAATTTAAGAAAAAGATTAAAGATTTTAAAAGTAACTGGTGTTACTTACAAAACAGTTTCAGATGAAACAGGAGTAGGGTATGGAGTAATTAGAAACTTTGTAAGTGGATATAGTCCTACCATGAGAGAGGGTTCCGCGCGAATCTTAAAAGAATATTTAGATGAACAAAATATATCACTTGATGATATTTAATACCATTGGGCATTTTTTTTGCACAATGGGCAACTTTAGTAAATCATCCTAAAACAATTTTTATATATAAGTGAAGAGTTAGGGATGATAGAAAAATCAGACCTAGCTTTGAAGCGTATGGTGTCAAATTTTTTGGGGTCTTTATAATATAGGAGTCCAAAAAATTTGACACCATACTACCACAAACCTAGAACAAAAATAATGAAAGGATGAAGAATATGGTGGAGTTGGTTATAGGAAAAACTTATAGTACTCAAGAGTTAGTTAAAGCACTAGGTATTTCTAAGTCGGTGTTTTCTCATAAAAAAGACGAGTACTTAGATAGTTTATCTCAAGCATATGAATATGAGATAACTTACAAAGGTAGAGCAACTTTTTATACTATCACAAAACAAATTTGTGATTTCCAAAAGCCAGAAAGAAAAAATGCAAGAGAAAAAAATGATGCAGTAATTCATAAATTTATAAGTGAAGTTGTAGAAGAAGATAATTTACAGACTGCCGCGAATATTGGTAGACGTGCATTTGAGTCTTTTGGTGATACAAAAACAGAAGTAGCAGAATTAGGATTAAAAGAAAGTACAACACAAGAGTATATTAGAATAAGAATGAGAGAAATGTTTGGAACTAAAATTAGACAAGGTGGAACAGATGGTTATATGATGGAAAAAGTATGGTGTAAATTAAATAAAGATTATAATTATTATGAAGAACTTAGTGATGAAATTATTGCGGATTATTATAAGATTCTTTCAGATATAAAATCAGAAATAAGAAAAGAAGATGTTGAAGCATTTGAAGATTATAAGAATGGTTTAATCACAAGAGAAGAATATAAAGAGTTCTTATGTGATTTTAATTGTAATTTATTTGCAGAAGCTAAGAAAATGTTTTCAGCAAAATATGGATTTTATCCTATCAAAGTTCCGAGATACCAACTTAATGCGTGGACTGCGGAAGAGGGTAAATATAATAAGGAAGTTGCGCTTTAAGGCATTGCACTTTACTCTAATTTAACAAAAGGAGGAAATTATGAGAGACCCAATCAGACTTGAACATGATGTAGAAGTATTAAAAGGATACATCAATTATTATAAGAATCATCCAGAGTATACAAGAGAACAACTCTATCACGATTATTATAATGGTGATGAAGAGGAATGGATGTTAAAAGGAACATTAGATAAATATTTATAAAAAGAACGCGGGAGTCCGAGGTATAAAGCGCCTCAAAGCAAGGATTCCCGCGTCTTTTTTTCTCTTGTAGCAAAAATTTTTTTTGCTAACTTAGGACAAACTAAGTAAATTTGCCTCTTGCATTTTTTATATATCCATGTAAGATAAAAGGTAAGACACCTTTTACAGCTAAACATTATCGGTCATTTTTGTTTTTCCTTTTGGAGTTCGGTACCTGACAGCTGGACTCCTTTTCTCTTTGGAAGCAAAATGACAAATGTATAAAATTAAAGGAGAAGAAACTATGGATAATAATGCAAGAGATAGAGAGCGTGGGGTTGATACCTATGCTATTGTTCAAAAGAAAAAAGAAATGATGGCACAGTTGCCGCAAGAACAAATTGATAAATATTATGGAGTATGTGGTATTTATGGAATGTGGATTGATGATAAATTAGTTTACATTGGACAAAGTAAAAATATGTTATGGAGATGGCTTGGTCATAAAGTAAATACTTTTTATGATTACGGTCAACATGATTACAAAGAAGATAAATATAGAATAATGAGAGAAGCGGTTGCCGCGTCTCATTCTATTACTTTTGGTATAATAGAAGAATGTAAAGCTGGTTATTTATGGCTTAATGAACATAAATGGATTGATAAATTAAACCCAGTTTTAAATATGGAATTTACAAATCACAATTTACATAATTTACATTTACAGGACATATTAGATTAACCCTCTTGACCTTATTTTCATTTTTTGTTAGAATAGAAATGAAGAAAGGCAGGAATAGTTAAATATGGAAAATATATTTTATTGTTATTCCATTAAACTTAAAGATTGGTTAAAACTCAATGGACTACAATATGTATCTAAGAGAAAGCATCCAAATGGTAATTACTACTGGACTTTTGTTAAAAATGATGCCTTAGATAGAGCTTTGACTGATTGGGATAAGTTTAAGAAAATATTTGGATAGGAGAGATAATAATGCGAAAAAACGGTCATAATTTACTACGTTTAAATGATAACCATGAATTATTTATTAAAGAGTGGCTAGCAAATGGACGTAATGGTGTACAAGCCTATATGAAAGCATATCCAAATGCAAATTACAATACCGCAAATCGTAATGCTAGTGATTTATTAAAAGACCCTTTGGTTAGAGCAAGAATAGATGAATTAACAAAAGCTAGATATGATGAATTAAATATCACAGCTGACCATATCGCACAAGAGTTAGCGGAAATGGCATTTGCCGCAAAAGGTGATGAAGATTTTTCCGCACAGATAAAATTAAAAGCATTAGATTTATTACAAAAGCAATTAGGTTTACAAAGTAAAAATGTAAATGTAGAAAGCACAGCCGCAGTTCAAATAGTCGAGGATTTATAATATGAAACAAGTAAGATTAAGTGAAGCGGTTGGAGGTGGATACAACGAGTTTTGGAATTTCAAAGGTCGCTACTTAATCTGCAAGGGTAGCCGTGGGAGCAAGAAGTCTACGACTGCCGCAATGAAACTTATATTTAATATTATGAAGTATCCGCTCTCTAATGCTGTTGTAGTAAGACAAGTATTTAATACTTTGCGTGACTCTTGTTTTAAACAGTTGCAGTGGGCAACTGAAAGATTGGGCGTAGCTGACCAGTGGAAATTTACTGTTTCACCTCTTGAAGCAACATACTTACCAACAGGTCAGAAAATTTATTTTAGAGGATTAGACAATCCGCTATCTATTACTTCTTTAACGGTATCTAAAGGTTATCTTTGCTATTGCTGGTTTGAAGAGGCTTACCAAGTTACAAGCGAAGACACTTTTAATAAAATAGATTTATCATTAAGAGGGGCTTTACCTGAAAATTATTACAGACAGATTATTATGACTTTCAATCCGTGGTCTGACAAGAGTTGGATAAAGAAAAGATTCTTTGATGAACCAAACAATGAACGAAAATTAGCTATGACCACAACGTATAAATGTAATGAATGGTTAGGCGAAGATGATATTGCAATCTTTGAAGATATGAAAGTGCGGTATCCGCGTCGTTATAAGATTGAAGGTGAAGGAGAATGGGGAGTTTCTGAAGGTCTTGTATTTGATAATTGGAAGATTGAAGATTTTGATATTAAAGACCAACAGTTGCCGCTATGGATTGGGCTTGACTTTGGATGGCAAGACCCGACCGCAATCTCTATTATGAGAGTTGATGATACTAATAAGATTCTTTACTTTTGTGATGAATTTTACAAGAGCCAACAAACATTGGAAGACGTCGCTGCATGGATTAAACATAATGGTTATCATAAATCTGTAATTATGTGTGATAGCGCGGAGCCTCGCTCTATAGTGGAACTAGGCAAATTAGGGATTTTACATTGCAAGCCCGCGAAAAAGGGTGCTGGTTCTATTATGGAAGGAATACGAAAATTACAAGAGTATCAAATAATTATTAAACCAACTTGCGAAAATGCAATTATTGAATTTAGTAACTATTCTTTTGATAAAGATAAATTTGATAATTGGACTGATAAACCGATAGATGCATACTGTCACTTGATTGATGCGGCAAGATATGGGGTACAATGCGCTACTAACCGGAGACCGCTTCAAACAATGGATAAAACAAAACTAGGTTTTTAGGAGGTTTCATATGGTGGAAGCATTCACAACTGCTGTTCAAACTCTTGGATTTCCTATTGCCTGTGTATTGGGGCTTGCTTGGTTTGTTTTTAAAATGTATACTAGTTCTCAAGAACAATACGCACAGCAAATTAAAGAAATAAGAGAGGACTCAAAAGAAAGAGAGCAGATAATGTATAACCAGATTGAAAAGTTTAGTGAAACATTGAATAACTTTAATTCAACGCTTATACGAATTGATGCTCGTGTAGAAGGTATTGAAAATATTTTATCAATACATAGTGAAGAAGAAGGGGAACATTAGTGTTCCTCTTCTATTGGAGGTAAATAATGATTCAATATAAATTAAATGAAGAACAGCCATTAACCGCGGAATTGATTAAAAAACTAATTGAAAAACATAAATTAAATCAAGTTCCAAAGTTTAAGGCTATGGACGATTATTATAAGGCTAAGAATAAGATTCTCCGCAGACAGATGGCAGATGAAACTAAGCCTAATAATAAAGTTGCGCATCCATACGCAAGTTATATTACAGATACTTTAACTGGTTACTTCATGGGTGAAGGTGTTACTTATTCTTCTTTTGATGATACAGTCTTAGAAGAATTAAATATGATTTTAGAGTATAACGATGCGCAAGATGAAGACATGGAACTCGCAAAAGATATGAGTATCTATGGTCTTGCTATTGAAATGCAGTACGTAGATTCAGAAGGCAGCAACCGCATTAAAAGGTTAGACCCTATGGAAGTGGTGCTTGTTTATGATGATACTATTGAAGAAGAATTACTTTATGCTATTAGATATTATAAATGCACTGATATTTTAACTGATACTGATTATTATATGGTTGAAGTTTACAGTAGAACAGAAGTAATCACTTACAAAAGTAATGAAAACATTAGTAATCTTACTGAACAATCGCGGGTTCCGCATTATTATGGTTTAGTTCCAGTTTCGGTGTTCTATAATAATGAAGAAGAGATTGGTGACTTTGAGCCAGTTATTAGTTTAATTGATGCTTATGACCAAATGGAATCTGATAGTCTGAATGATTTTGAGTATTTTGTTGATGCTTATTTAGCATTGACCGGGCTTCAAGCAGATTCAGACGACATCGCCGCGATGAAAGAAAATAGAGTTATTCTCTTGGATGAAGATTCTGATGCTAAGTGGCTTATTAAAGATACTAATGATAGCAATATTGAAAATGTGAAAAACCGCATTGATATGGATATTCACAAGTTTTCTAAAGTACCTAATCTTAGCGATGAAAGTTTCTCTGGAAATGCAAGTGGTGTTGCTATTAAGTATAAGACAATGCCAATGGAGAATATTGTTAGTATTAAAGAGCGTAAATTTAAGAAGGGATTACAAAGACGTATTGAGCTATTGTTTAATATTTTAAGTTTAAAGGGTGGTTCAAATTACGACTGGAGAGCTATCAATATTACATTTACAAGAAATCTTCCTACTAATGAAAGTGAAGTTGCCACTATGGTTTCTACATTAGATGGAATCGTTTCTGATGAAACCTTACTTGCTCAGATTCCTTTTGTTGAGAATGTACAAGATGAAATAGAGAGATTAAAAGAGCAGAAACAAGAAGCGGTTGATGCTTTTTATAATCAAGACTTTACAAGCGGGAATGAAGATGAAGATGTAAAGGAAGATGAAAATGAGTAATACTTATTGGAGAGGACGAGCGTTGGAAATAGAAAACAACGCTCTCCAATTAAGTTTAGCTGTTGAACAAGAGTTAAACAGTACGTATGAAAGAAGTTTACGTTTAACATTAAAAGATTATGAAAAATTAACAAATGGATTAACTGAACAACAGCTAAAACAGAAATATAAAACGGATAGAGCTTTCAAGCGAGACTATGACAGACTATCAGCTCATATCAACCAATACGTAGACCGATTAGGAATTAATCTAGAGGAAAAAACTAAAGTCTTATTACAGAATGTTTATGAATCTACTAGGATTGCTTATGAAGGACAGTCTTTTAACCTTTTGAATACAGCTGCTATTGCTAGAGTAATTGAGAATCCTTGGTGTAAAGACGGTATTATTTATTCACAAAGGATTTGGAAAAATACAAATGCGGTAAAGAGTAAGATGCAGAATTTAATGCTTGAAAGCGTGCTTAAAGGCTCTTCTATACAGAAGACCGCAAAGGAAGTGCAACATCAGTTTGGTGTTGAATTACATCAAGCGCAAAGATTAGTTAGAACAGAAACAATCGCTTTATATTCGCAAGCCGCGATTGATTCATATAGAAGCATGGATGTCCCTTATTATGAAGTAATTGGTGATGGGGAATGTGGTTCTGAGTGTCCAGTAGGAGAGATTTTTAGATTAGATGATTTCTCTATTGGAGATACTGCTCCACCATTTCATCCGAATTGCAAATGTTGCATTGCTCCTGTTTACTAAAAAATTTTGGGCACAACCCTAAAATTGACTTGACTAAAAATTGAAAATATTGTAGAATAATAAGAGAAAGGCTGATTATTCAACAGAACTCTTGTAGGGCTAATGAATATCAGAATTTGAGGTGAAAATATGGAAAATACAAATACACAAACAACTACTACTGAAACTGCTGTTGAGAATGTAGAAACTACAGCTACTGAAAATGCGGAAACCGCAAAAACTTATACTGAAGCTGAAGTACAGGCTCTATTACAGACTGAAGGAGATAGACGTGTATCAAGTGCGTTAAAAAAGCAAGCCGAGAAATTTAAGAAAGAAATGGCTGAAGCTGATAAGTTAAAGGAAATGGATGACGCACAAAGAAAAGAATATGAATATAACAAAAAAGTTGAAGAACTAGAAGCTAGAGAAAGAGAGTTCAATTTAACACAAAATAAATTGAGTGCTTCCAAAGTCATGGCTGAGAGAGGGCTTCCTATTAATTTTGTTGATTATATTGTGGCTGACGATGCCGAAACAATGATGAGCAATATTAATTCATTTGAAAAGGAATGGAAAGCCGCAATTAGTGACGCTGTTAGTGCTCGCTTAGCTGCACCTTCGCCAAAAGTAGGTACAACAACTCAAACTGGACTTTCTGTTGACGCTTTTAAGAAGATGAATGTAGCACAACAAGCTGAAATATATAAAACTAATCCAGAGCTTTATAAACAGCTCGTAGGACAACTAAAATAGTATATTGAAAGGAGAATTTTATCATGGCACATCAGGTTTATGATAATTTCGTATTAGAGAATAAATTAGAAGATTTACTTATTACTGCTATTGATTTAAATCAGTATGCAACACATGATACTAGCTTAACAGAAACAGCTGGTATGAAGAAAACAATTCATACATATACATCTACTGGTGATGTAGAAGACCTTGCTATGGGAGAAGGCAACTCGGATGAAATCGCTGTAAGTTTCACAAGTGAAGATTATACAGTTGGTGTAACTCAGGGTAAATTCGCTTACTACGATGAGCAAGAGATGAAAGACCCAATGGTAGTTGACGCAGGTCTTACTGGTCTTTCTCAGAGAATGACTAACGATTTAACAAAGAAAATTGTTGCTGAGTTTGCAAAAGCTACTCTTTCTATTGATACAGCATTAGACTTTGCGGGAATCGTTGATGCAATCGCTAAGTATCCATATGAGTCAGAGGATGGCTTATTCTTACTTATCAATAAAGCACAAAAGGCTGAACTTCGTAAGGCATTAGGTGATGACCTTAAATATGTTGAAGGTTTTGTTAGAACTGGTTACATTGGTTCTGTATGTGGTGTTCCTGTAATCGTATCTGATGCGGTTCCAGCTGGTACTGCTTATCTTGCTACTAAGGACGCTGTAACAATCTTCACTAAGAAAGGTTCAGAGACAGAGCAAGAAAGAGATGCTGACCACAGAAAGAATACCGTATTTGCGCGTAAAGTTATGTTAGTAGCTCTTACTGATGCAACTAAGGTTGTAAAGATTAACGTTGCTTCTACTGCAAAAGCATCAGAGTAATCATTAAGGCTGTGGGAGTAATTCCCGCAGCCTATTTTTTAGTTTAAAGAAAGGAGCTGCACATGCTAGATACAATCAAAATTTTAATCGGGGCTGATGCGGATGATAGCGTCATTTCCGCGCTGATTGATATTTGTAAACTTGATGCGACTGCCTATTGTAACTTAGAAGAATATGATGAAAAACTTGATTTTATTGTTAGACAAATGGTTATTGAAAGATATAACAAAATCAATAAAGAAGGTCTAACAAGTGAAAGTTCTTCTTCCATCAACAATTCTTTTATTGATGGTTACTCTAAGCCTATCTACCAGTCTTTAAGAAAATTTAGAAAGCTGAGGGTAGTATAATGGCAATCAAAAGAGATAAAGTTTATAAAATCTTAAAAATAAATACACCAGATGGACAAGGTGGCTTTACCTCTTCTCTTGAAGACGCTGGCTCTTATATGTGCCAAGTCTCTTATGGAGATAATCCGCTTGAAGCAGATGAATATGGAGTAAAGGCTGAACAAATATTAAAGATTATCTCTAATGTTAGTTTTAGCGGAAATGAAGATGCTCCTATTCCATCGGGTATTTCTGGTTTTTCTCCTACTATTGAAGTAAAAACTGAGAACGAAGATGAATATGTTTTACATATTACAGATAAAGATAATGAATATGATACTCCTAACTTAAAAGGTGCGGCTGGGGCTCAAGGAGAAAAAGGTGAACCTGGTGAAAAGGGTGAAACTGGACCTCAAGGAGAGCAAGGTCCGCAAGGAGAGAAGGGAGAAAAGGGCGATAAAGGTGACCAAGGTGAAACTGGTCCGCAAGGTGAGAAAGGTGAGCAGGGTGAAAGAGGTCCAAGAGGAGCTCAAGGAGAAACTGGTGCTCAAGGTCCACAAGGTATCGCGGGTTCTCAAGGTCCTAGAGGATTTAAGGGAGACCAAGGAGAAAAAGGTGAAAAGGGAGACACTGGTGAGCAGGGTCCAAAAGGTGATAAGGGAGATAAAGGTGACAAAGGAGAGAAGGGTGATAAAGGTGATGCTTTTACCTATGATGACCTCACTCCTGAACAGAAAGCTGAGTTAAGTGGTGATTGGGAAGACCTCAATAATAAACCATTTACCGCAATAGATAATGAAACTTTAATCGTAACTAACGGTGTCTTAAAAGTAAACACAACAGATGCCGCAGAACAAGATAACACACGACCTATTACTTCTAGTGGAGTTCATGTTATCTTAGGTGACATTGAAACTATATTAGAAGCTATTTAAAGAAAGGAAATAGAGAAAGATGATTAGTGAACAGTTATCAAGAATTACTAATTTAAGAAATAAAATTCGTAACGTAATGGTTTCTTGGGGAGTTGTAGAGAGTAGCGCGGATTTAAATGATATTTCTGATGCTATTGAGAATATTCCTAACCAAGGAGCTGTTTCTGGTGAGGTAAAAGAAGGAGAAACCTATACAATTCCAAAAGGATACCACAGTGGTGCTGGTACTATTAAAGGTGTTAGCGGTGGAGGTAACTATACTTTACAGGATAAAGGTGCTATTACTCCTACTAAGAAACAACAGACAGTTACTCCAGACTCAGGATATTATGGTATTTCTAGTGTAACAGTTGAAGCAATTCCAGAGGCTTATCAAGATGTTACTTCTGTAACTGCGACTGCCGCAGATGTATTAGTAAATAAAAGAATTGTAGATACTGAAGGAAATATCGTAGCTGGTACAATGAAGAACAATGGTGCGCAAACCGCAGAACTTACAACAGCTGAGACTTCTGTTGGTGTAGCAGAAGGTTATCACAATGGTAGTGGTAGCGTATCTGTAAAATCTACAACCGCAACTGTTAAGCCTACTGTTACAGAGCAAGTAATTGCGGATGAAGAGGGTGCATTCTACTCTCAGGTTACCGTTGAAGCTATTGATACTGAGGTATTTGCAGATGTAACTGATGCAACTGTTACTTCTGATACAATGCTTAAAGATACAGTCGCTTATGGTGTTGTAGATGGAGTTGCCGCAAAAATTACTGGTACTATTGCTGTTAATGGGGATGTGTCTGGTACTATTGATGGTATCAATACAACTTCATATTCTGTTCCAACTGGTTATACAACTGGAGGAACTGTATCATTAACAGATGATATTGAGAAAGAATTAGCTAAAATTTAATAAAAGGAGGAGACCGTAATGGGAGTACAATCTGAAATTCAAAGATTGACAAACAATGTGAGTGCTGCTTATACTGCTATTGAAGGCAAGGGTGGCACTCTACCCTCCTCTTTAACTAGTGATAATCTTGCTAGTGCTATTGAAACCATCACAGGTGGAGGTGGAGGAGATGACTTCCTAGATAATCGTACTATGGATGAAATTTATGAGCAAGAAAGACCTAGTGACTGGCCTGTATTACCTGATCCTGATGATGAATATCCAGTTTATTATTTAGCATTTAATACTAATACTGCTAAACAATTAATACAACCTCCTGCGCAAAAAGGGACTACTCTAGAATGGGGATATATAGAAAATGGAATGTTTATTTCAGTTTATACCTATACATTAACGAGTGCATATACAGCATGGACGTATTTTGGAGCTAGTATAAGTGATGATGATTGGAGTAAAATGAGTTCTTATCAAGTAATAAGAACCAATACCATCCCCAATCCAGATTCTACTTCATCATCATCGCAGTCAACTTCTGTAGCAAAAAATATATTAGAGATAAAAACTCTTGCTTCATCATTTGAGAATGTTTTTTCTGTTACTCCTACTGCTAGTTCTGGTTCAACTTATGTGCATTGTTATACAAATTTACGTTTTGTAAAAATTTATGGAGCAACACCAACATCTATATCATTAGGATATGCTTTTTATAATTGTCGTTCTTTACAAGCTATTATATTTGATAAAGAAGAAAATAATTTCTTTTTAAATGATACAATAACAAGTTTATTATATACTTTTTATAATTGCAGAAATTTAAAAAATATATCTATATATACATCAAAAATAACCACTTCTGCTGTAATTAAATATACATTTTATAACAATTATAACTTAGAAAATGTAAAATTAGAATTTCCAGAGTTGGTAACATACGCATCTGGTGATTATGTATTGTGCTATTCCACTGTAAAAATTTTTATCTTTAAAGCTCCTAAATATCAAGCTCCACTATGGGTAGCAATAACAAATAATACCACTCGTGCTTTTAAAGTATATTTAGAGGTTTTTGGAAATGGTAATAGTACTTCTATATCCACAGTACAAAATTTACAAATGTACGTAGGAAAAAGTTGTTCATTAACATTATCAGGTAACACTAGTTCAATTATAGGAATACAGTCTTGTATTTTCTTACCAAATTCAGTTCCAATAAATTTAACGATACAAGAATATGCGTATATGGGAATTTTAGATATAAAAGAAATGTTTGAGTCTTTACCAAATACAAATGGAACTACTTATACAATTACTTTTGCTAAAATATCTGATATTCCAGATTCTATCGTAAAAATTGCTACTGACAAAGGATATACTGTAACCTTTACAACATATACAGGTACGGGAAGTTAATTAGTTAAAGAAAGGAGATTATTATGTTAGCAAATAAATGTGTTGCCAAAGAAGGCTATATTATAGATTGGGCAGATTTAACTGCCCACCAACATGAAGATGAGAATGGAAATCTTGTTCAAGACCATCTTTATGCAACTACTCTTTATTTAGGAGTAAATGATAAAGTAGAAAATTATGTTCAGTTTCCAAGATATGTAAAACATACAGCTGCGGAAGGCAAGGTCTATGACTACATTGATGCGGATTCCCGCGCTGAACATTTACTTACAAAAGAGATTGAATTTGATATTACCGAAGGCAACTTCGAGGATATTTATGTAGAAGTAGATGAGAAAGGAGAGTAAAATGCTTACTATTTCAGATAATAATATCACAATAGTAAAGAAAGATACTGGTTCAATTACTGTTACTCTTGATAATCACACTCTTGAAGATGGAGATATTGTTTATTTTACAGTAGCAGAAGAATTAGAATCTCCTAATCCTATCATTTCAAAAAAGATTACAGAATTTGATGATGAAGGAGCTGCTAATATCTCTCTTTCTGTTGATGATACAAACATAGATGAGGGAACGTATTATTACGATATACAAGTAAATTTAGCGGACGGCACCGTTGATACGATTATTGGTCCAGCTAAATTCAAGATAGTGGGAGGTGTGACTGTATAGTGGCTAGCGTAAGTGAAAAACAGAAAATTACAGCTTCTATCAGTTCAGCAGCTTCCTTATCTGCAAAAATCAATGTTGGAGGTACAGTAGAGGTTCCATTACCTTGGGTTGCAATCTCTACTGAGCAACCTTCCGCAGATTCAGAAGCTATTATTTGGGTGAATCCCGCTGATAGTGAGTTTGTTTTACGCCTTTTGGTTGATGGAGAATGGGAAGCGGTTCCCGCAATTCAAGGAGAAAAAGGGGATAAAGGAGACCAAGGTATTCAGGGTCCAGTTGGACCTCAAGGAGAAAAGGGTGATTCCCCAGTAGTAGGAGTTGATTATTTTACTGATGATGATAAGCAAGAGATAATCAATACAGTGCTTGAAAAATTACCTTCCGCAGAAAGTGTGAGCGTATGAGTAAATATAGTATAGAAGATACAACTTTAACTGCTATTGGAGATGCAATTAGAACAAAAGAAAGTTCAACTGATAAAATTGAAGTTGCGGATTTCGCTACCAGAATTGAAAATCTGCCTTCTGGAGGAGGAACTAGTTCAGATTATTCTATTCCAATGGGAATAGATACTGCGCCTTTATCAGATGGCACTCTCAATTATGCAAGATTATTAGTTGCAAATTCAACCAATAATTATAAAACCGTTCAAGACCTAGGATTTGATGATGCGGAAGATTTTTTGAATAGATGTATAAGAGTCACTTTGATTTTGGATACTTATTATTACGCCTCTGGCAAAAGTATTAAAGATACAGCAACAATAGAGCCTTGGCTTCGTCCTTCTCTCGAAGTTGCAAAAAAGTATTTAAATTTTGATTCTTCATCTCTTAGCATTACAAGTACAATAATTGCTTGTGGAATTATGGAGAGTAAACAAGGGTCATCCATTAGTGGATTATCAGAATATGGTCCTGGGTATGACCCAACATTAACAACTACTAATCCTCTTGTAATAAAACCTATATTAAATCAAACAGATTATTTTCATGCGTGGTTTCTAACAGAAGAAGGTTATCTATATTCGAGGGCTTTTAATATAAGTGATGTGGAATCCGCAGTGTGTCAAGCTAAGGATGTATATACTGCTAACCAATACTGTCGTTTAGTATGGTTACCGAAGAAGGAGGATTAATATGGTTTATTATAGAAATTATAAAAAAGGAGCTGTAATTGCTACTTCTG